GGCTGTTAACCTCGTCTGGTGTCATGTGGATAAGCATAGAGTCTTCGCCGCGACCTTGCGACTGCAACTGCTGCGCCATAGGGTTTTGAGCCACATTCAGCCCACCCTGCGTAGGAAGACCACCCGTAGTGCCGGGTATGGGTGTGCCTAGCTGTGGGGGGTTGCCCATAGGTGAAGCTGCGTTGTAGTCCATTATCCCTTATCCCTACCTTATCACTACGCTTATAGCGGCAATCTGTTCAAAACTAAACACCATTCTTACGTGGCCTTCGATACAAAGAACGCTTCGACAATAGCCGAAGGTGTACCCGGATGTGCAGGTGTTACACCTGCTGAGTACGCAACTGCTGGAAGATGCTCCATAACTACGCTTGTGCTGGTTGTGTGCCACATAACTTCGACCCATACGCCCGCTGCCTCTGCATAACCACTAAATGGTGTAACCGCGATAAGGTAAGAGGGTGTGCCTGAAGATTTGCGGGGCGGTATTGTAAACCGGCTGTTTGAGTTAGCGACATCCGTTGTGGTGGTGCCGTTGTTGTACCGGAACCATACGTCTACTTCTTGGGTGTCATTCGTCGTGTTCTTAAACGCCAAGCTATATATCAGCATATAGATGCCGGGGGCGGCAAAGGTGATCCGCGTGTTATTAACGCCTGTTATAGATATATCATCGGTAAACGACGTCACTTCTAACTTAACTGGGTAAGCCACATCAACGGCTGCTGCTGACTGGTCAACTAAACTAGTAAACTGATTATGTGGGAACGTCAGACCGATGCCGCTTCCGTAGAAGAAGTCCGCTGTGTATTTCTGCGCATTGTTTGGGGTGCGCGAGTCTAACTGCGAGAAGTAGTTTTCTATAACGCGAATAACCTGCCGTATATACTGCGGGTCGTAATGTGACGGTGGGTTAGGTAGTGGAGCGGCTTTGAATCTATCTAGTGCCATTAGCGTTTACCATCTTCACGGGCATCCAAGCGCGGGGCACCCAACTGCCACTGCACACCAAGATTTTCAGACTGGATTTTAAGCGCCATCTGGCGCGCACGGGCACGCAGGAAGACCTGATCGGTGTACTGGTCTACCGAAGTCTCGATGACAGGCTTTGAGTCCGCCACGTTGTTAGAAAGCGCAGAACCGGGGAAGTTACGCGAGCGGATTTGCATGGTGACACTAGCATCATTAGCTATGGACCCGCTAAACCCAACGTCAGGAATAATGCGTCTGCAAAGCATAAACTGGTCGCCATCAGCCAAGTCGAAGTCCGACGACTGGATATAGGATAGCATTGGATCAGCATCATCGTCGATGCCGTCCTCGTGGTTGTAAGTCTGCCCCGCTGAGAAATCAGAGAGTGGTGTGTTTGCGGCCTGTGGGTAGCGGCGCAGTGCTGTATCTAACCAAGCGGTGCGCTCTATTGTTCCATAGTACCAGATGCGCTCAAGGTGGTTATAGACCACATAGGCATTGTTATAGTCGCTATCGCCTGCTGGGTAGAACCACCAGACTTCGTTCCATTGCTCGTTGGTGCCGCAGATAACCTGATCGGACTGAGAGATGTTAATGTTCTGGAACACGTGATTGCGCAGTGTGCATGGTAGCGTTTCGACGCGCCCGGTATAGGCATAGAACTTATCTTGGCCCATCCAGTAGGTAATGTTAGCTGCCGTTGTCACCGCACGTGATGAGATGATGGAGATATTGTCAGCATATTCCTGCAAGCCGAACACGTCTGTCGTGCCGAGGAATTGGAGCGTGAACAGGTGGCTATCCGTCCAGACCAAGATTTCCTGACGTGATGGCATAGCGCGTACGATGCGCGAGCCACGCGATACCCGGATGTCCCCTGCGGTATTGGTCGGCTGCGGAATCCAGTCTTCAGGAGTGTCTTGGTCAGCCCAACGGATAAGCATCGGGTCGAAATCGTCAGGGTTCGTTGAGCCAAACGGCACAGCGCCAAAGGCAATAAGATGCCGGTCTTGCTGAGACACGAGCAACTGCATAATCTTAACTGGTACTGCTTCTGCATATTCCGTAGGGGTATAGACAGGCGCGCTGGTCGCCGTAGCCCAGTCAAACGCATACTTCTGTAGCGTAATAGCCCGCGTGGCAAGCGCCGTGCCCGGATCGGGAGTAGCACCGCGAACCCACCAGTAACCAGCCCCATTGCGGATATTCATGACGAGGTCGTTATCGAAGTTATCGAACCACCAGTCGCGCTGCGGGAAGAAGACCGGCTCAGTCGAACCAAGACCCCAAGCCCCACGCGACCACGTGCCTGTACCCCAACCATAACCTTCTGTGGTAATTGGATATCCGGGGCGGATTTCGAAGTCGATGATAATAACAGTACCGCCTCCACCAGAGACGTTTGAGGTGACCGGACTTGTAACAGGGATCGTGAAAGTCAGGCCAGTAACCACAGTAATCTCGTGGTTGCCGTTAATCTCGTCCGCAGGCACACCACCAATAGTGCCGGTTACACCTGAGATTTCTACGAAGTCACCTGTTTCGGCAAGGTGTGCCACCGGTAACTGGATGGTTACCACATTAGGCGCAGTGGTATCTGTGTAGACGCAGTTGTCAGTGTCCGGTGTGTCAAGCGTAGGGTCAACCAGACGCAGTGGGGTGATGTTATTGTAGTAGCCACCATTCTCGATGAAAACCTTCTGATGCGTACCAAGCGCCATGAGGTTATCGGAATAGGTCGTGACCCAGTTCCACATCTGACGGCACACGCCTTGGAATTGAGCAGACGTAGCTTTCTGCCAGCCACCAATCTTCTCTGGATATCCAGAGCGGAAACGTATTTTGTCGCACTCGCGCCAACCGCCCTCGTTCGAGTAGTCGGTCTGGTCGCGGTTTACACCGGGCTTAAACTGGAGCTTGATGAATGGCATCTATTAGCTCCTACTGCTGACTAAACTGGAAAGTGACGTAGCCGCTCGCACCACCAGCGATTATCTGGTACGCTTGTCCCGGCGTAACCGAAACAGAAGAAGCACTAGTTATAATTTGCGGTTGCCCTGCCGACGTCGTGCCTGCTGCGGTGCGCCCAAAGGCGGAGGATGGGGTGCCGGGAAACTCGCCGCCGGGGGTATAAACGAAAAAGCCGATACCCCATTCAACGGGAGGTTGGCCCGGGCCACCTACTGGGCTACTGCTACGATTATCCCACGGGCCGAGAACGCGTTCAGCTACACCATTAGCGAGGTAAGTTTGGGGGTTACTCGGCTGCGTAAAATAACCACCCGTAGAAGAATTCCAACTTAGCAATAGCGGGTCAAGAGTTATGTACCGGTCTCCGGTACCCCCTGAGTTAGCTGCCGCTAGGACGCCGTCTGCATACGCCCCTGCCTGCGCATAAGTGTAGAACGCACCGGGTGAGCCCGGTTGATCGGAGCTGGGTACGTAGGCAGCTCCGTAAACAGTATTGTACACATAATCTCCGGGGACCTCGGAATACAGACCACCAGCAACCTGAAGGTTAAGAATCGTAGACACGCCAGTAGGCGCAGTCCATATGCTACTGGTACCAGCGCCAAACGTAACCGTTTGAAAAACAGGAGGCGGTCCCGGAGGTGGTGGAGTCGGGGTCGGCGGAGGAGGCGGAGGAGCAGCCGAAAAGGTACCAGCCCCTCGTGCGCTTGCTACTCCACGTGTGACGATTGTCGGCACTGTGCGCTCCTTAGACGAACTTAGTCAGCGATGCAAAGACCGTATAGGCTGCGCTACCCGTCTTCACAATGGTATATGTATAAGCGTCAACACTCGAGGTGTTGCCTACGACAGGCGCACTATTCTGCCATTTGGGGGTGACGGTCACACCGTCAACTTGAAAGACATTATTGTAATACCCTACGGTGCTGATGGTAGCAAAGACCGCAATAGTGATCGCCTGCCCCGTAGAAAGCAGTGAGTTGATGGTCGTACCGCTATTACCACGTACATTAACCGTCCAGTTAGCCGATGCGTTACCGGTATAGTATAGTACCGACTGCGTAATCGCGTCGATAGTCAAAGTGCCACTCAGACCCGAACCTACAACTGTGGCGGTTTCAATAGCATAAGCCAGCGGCTGGAGCGACGTAATGTCCGTGTTAGTCCCAGACTTAGCTGCGCTCAGGTTAGACCGTGCACCCGCAGCCGTGTTTGATCCTACGCCGCCAGAGGTAAGGGCAAGAGGCGTTCCAAGTGTAAGCGATGTCAGGTGCGTCGTAGCGTCCACCACATTCACGCCGTCATTGTAAACCCACATAGTCTTGCCAGTAGGCACCGTGATGCCAGTGCCCGCAGTCGTCTTAACCACCACGCTGTCTGCACAGGTGTTGTTGACGATGTAGACCTTCTCAATGCTGGGTACGACCAGATTGCGTGTCGAGCCGCCAGTGGTGCCGATCAAGTTCAAGCGCAGGTTACGTGCGGTCTGCGTCGTGTTTGCATTGGAAAGAGTAAGTGTGACGTTGCCACTAGCAAAGGTAACATCCGCTGAACCGACAATAGCTTCTTCAAGCGCAGTCCCAAGGTTGACATTTGTGACGTTACCCCACGTGGCGAGGTTCTCGCCAGTGGTCATTAACTGGATTTTGAGATTGCTATATGTGCTTGACATCTTCTTTCCTTACGTCGGTATCTGAGTCCAGATTACTGTGTTACCACCACTGACCTGCATCTGTGTACCTGCTTAGGTGTCATCAACCACCTGCCAGTTTGGTATTTGCGTATCGGGTATAGCAGACCAATCTGTACTTTGCGAGCTAATAACAACCTGCCAACTTGGGTCCTGTGTGTCATCAATCGTAACCCAAACACCCGCCTGAGAGTCATCTATAGGCACCCAGTCTGGGTCTTGTACTGGAACGATTGGGTTCCAGCTAGGTACTTCTACAGTACCGATAGAGCCATTGGCTGAAACACCAGTTACTGAGTAGCTGGAACGGGTTGTAGTTGTGCCGATGAAGCCGTCGGCTGAAACACCCGTAGGCAGTGCGTTGGCTTTACCTGAAACCGTAGTTGTACCGACGAAGCCGTCGGCTGCTATGCCTGTGACTGAGAAACCAGTTCCTAGTTTAATCTCAATTGTGCCGACGAAGCCGTCGGCTGCTATGCCTGTGACAGGCACGTCGGCTTTAGCTAAGACCTCAGATGTGCCAACGAAGCCTTCGGCTAAGACGTCTGTAACATCTACGTTTGTATTGAACCGCTGGTCGGTTTCCACCCCTGAGAAGGGCACGACTGAGAAGCCTGAGAAACCTAAGAGGGCCGTGTTGTCTACGTTGCCTACGGCCTCACTAACATCACCAATGAAGCCGTCGGTTGCTACGCCTGTTAGGGTAGTGCTGGCTTTACCCGAAACCGTAGATATGCCGATAAACTCATTGGCTGAAACACCCGTAGGCAGGGCGTTAGCTTTAGCTGAGACCGCAGATGTACCGATTAACCCATTGGCTGCTACGCCTGTTACCGGTACGTTAGCTTTAGCTAAGACCGCAGATGTACCGACGAAGCCGTCGGCTGCTACGCCTGTGACAGGCACGTTGGCTTTAGCCAAGACCGCAGATGTGCCAATGAAGCCGTCGGCTGTTACGCCTGTTACTTGGTAGCTGAACCTAAACGCAACCGTGCCGACGAAGCCGTTGGCTGCTATGCCTGTTATGGTAGTGCGGCCTTTAGCCGAGATCGTAGCGGTGCCAACAAAGCCGTTGGATGCTACGCCTGTAACTGAGAAACTAATTCCTAGTTTAAATGTAGGTGTGCCAACGAAGCCTTCGGCTGCTACGCCAGTTAGGGTAGTGCTGGCTTTAGCTGAGACCGTAGATGTGCCGATGAAACCATTGGCTGCTACGCCTGTGGGTAGTGCGTTGGCTTTAGCTAAGACCGCAGATGTGCCAATGAAACCATCGGTTGCTACGCCTGTGATAGGCAAGTTGGCTTTAGCCGAGATCGTAGCGGTGCCAATGAAGCCGTTGGCTACTACGCCTGTGAGTAGTGCGTTAGCTTTAATTGAGATCGTAGATGTACCGACGAAACCTTCGGTTGCTA